AATTCATAGGTTCAATGACATACGGAGCCAGATTCGGATCCCAGGGAACGGAGTTGCCCGCCCCCATCGGTACACGCATATATTGGCTGACAGCATCGGCAACCAGCATACGCCGCGGTGCGCGAAGTATTTCGGGTACATCTCTCCGGATGCCACGCGCTGCAGCCCGCTTTGCCATCAGTCCTCCTCAGACGTCTCCTCCTCCGGTTCTGCGTCAATGACCTTCTGCGCAATCTGGTCACGCAGATCATCAATAATATTTTGTACCCGCATCACGGCTGACGGCGGCAGAGCACAATCTCGCTCGAGCACGTCCGGCAACGTTTCCAGCACCTGAACGACGGCTTTCGCCATAACCGAAAATTCTCTTGCCACATCTTCCGCGGGGATTAGTTGCCCCATGCTCTGCTCAAAACTCAGCCGCTCATTCTCGGCCTTCCAGTGCGCCAGCCGGTCGGATGGCGTCATTTCAGCGACGTCACCTGACACCGTGGGGATCATCAATTCAGTCAACACATCAGTCACGGAAAATAATTTAAGTTTCGCGTTACTGCCCGGCGCGGGATCGACATTCTTCAGGCGCGCCGCGACGGTCTGCCGGTGCACACCCGTGATCCCTGCAAGTTGATTGATGTTGAGTTTGAGTGAGGCGATTTCCTGGTCCATGATGGTGAACACTTTTTAGACGATTCGACATCTTTGCAATTTGGGTATTAATAAAATCAATAACCTGCACAGATGATGATGATGACCCTAGATCGCGAAAACTAGCCGTTTTCCGCGAGTCCGCCGCCCCGTGGCAAGGCCCCCTGCTGGGAGTACCTTTCTTTGCTAACTATTTCATTTGAAAATATATTCTAGATGGCTAGATTCCCTTCTGAGTCACAATTCAACTCGAATTGCATACAGGCGCATACGGGATGCCATCGATAGTGACCTGCATAAATGCTCCAATAAAAAAGCCACCAGCAAATCTGCTGATGACTATCTGAGACTGAAAAAAGTCTTTCGACCTACCTCAAGTTTCTTTAAGTTTTTAAAGTAAATTACCATTTTGTGCTCTATTGTTAGATGACAATGCCAATAGAGTAGAAAAGATGGAATGGAAAGTGGTAGATGGAATCTTTCTAACGCCTGATAACCTGCAAATATTGAAAGTTACGGCGGAGGGTGATTTAAAGTTCTTGATATGGATTAAGTCTAACTTTGAAGTCCCCCTAAACTGCATGCTTACGCCAGTCATCGACGGATATATAGCCAACCATGACAAGGGCCATTTTGTAGCGATTCAGAAAGCAGTGCCATACAGCCTGAGCGAGTGGGAGATTGTAAAAATGGCACAACATTCATCCCATTCAGTTCATATTGATGGGGTTACCTCAGACCATTAAGGTGTACTTTGTTTGGCTAAATACTCGATGTAGCCTTGAAGATACTCTATTACTTCGTTGTCTTTGCTAATGCTTGCTCTGAGATCGAGAACAGTTTGTCCACCTGTAGGAGTGAGGTCGATTTGTACTGTATCGCCCAGGCTGCTGGTGCCGGAAGTGCTGTTCCCGACGAGTTGGCAGGTGGCAAGGTTTGCTGCGGCGATTCGCACCCGGCGAGTACCAGCAGCAATATCAGCACGCAACTTCTCATTCTTAGCCAGTTCATCTGTCATTTCCTTCGTGTGCTTCGCATCCAGCGCCTGAAATGCTATCAGGGCCCCTTCGGTGCGCTTCTTCTGGTTGGTCAGGTCAATCACGGCCTGATCGCTTTGTTTCTTCAGCTCTGCGGTGTGGGCTTCGTTCAGTCTGGAAACATCAGCATCCCAGCGTAGCCCTTCAACCCACCAAGTGAGAGCAATACCAGCCACGAAGGCCATCACGATCGATAAATTGTTATTCATCCAGCCCCCAGCACGTCAGCTCGCTTTCCTGATCACGCCTGATGACCTGTCCGGCGCAGTTGTTCGCCCGAATTCGGCAATCTTTCCGACCGTCCCAGATCCAGCGTTTAATCTCTGCGCATGCACCAAGGCGGTCACCAGCGTTAATTTTTCGGTAGAACGTTGAAGGGAAGCATTTGCCAGGGCCGATGTTCCACGGACAAAACGACGCAATACCGACTTTCTGGGGCTCGGTCAGCGGGATATGAATGTTTTTATCAACCCACGCCAGCGCTTTAGCTTGCTCGGCTTTGTCGATGACATTGCACTGTGACCGGGTCAGCTTCATGCCTTTGAATACAGGGTTGCCATTCACATACGTCACGCCACCGCAGATTGTCCAGACACCGCCGCGATCTGCATAAGCAGTAAGGCTGGTGCCTTCTTTTTCACTTTGAAACTGAGCCATCATTACCGGTGCTGAAGCGCCAGCAGCTATCAGCGCCAGCATTGTCGCACTGAGTTTGGTTTTAATATTTGCCATATTAGCCTTCCGCTTTCGAAAGCGCTTCGCTGATCACCTTTGCGGCTGCTGGCTTTTCGTGAGCAGGTTTGGCGCGAGCATCGTCAAGATAGTCGCTGACGATCTTGGTGCGTTTTTCATTTTCCTTTCGTGCCTTGCGGGCATCGAGGCGACCACTGACATACGACGCAAAGGAAATGAGAACGCCGATGAGGCCAAACAGCATGTAAACCATGTCTTGAGTGGTGAAACCGCAGGCGGCCGCTATCGCAGCGAACCACGCAAAGAATTGCGTGACGATATTTCCTGAGCTTTGGTCCATTTTCATAGTCTCCCCCTCCGGTCGTCCGGTTGGGTGCGTAGTCGTAATAAAAGAAGGAATTAGCGGCTCAGTCACTTTGCGAAAGTGGAATGGTTAGCTGATTGACTGGCCGCTAAAACGAGAAAAAGCCGCCAAATTGGCAGCTTCTTTAAAATGTTTTATAGTGATATCACTATTTTCTATAAGGATATATCATGAGAAAGCTTCTCTTTGCTGCCTTAATTCTTGCCAGCTTTTCAAGCTCTGCAGAAATTACGAGCTGCCGATTCGAAGTAGGAAACATCAGCACTTGTCAACCATACCCTTCAACAAATGATGCCCCTCTATTGGGTCCAGATGGAAAGGTCCGTTCTTGCGCAATCAACGCTGGAAGTATAGGCCTATGCTCTTCGCATTATGACGGAACAATAATTCTCAAAAGGTCTGGTGGGGGTTATTCAGAATGTGATGTTTCATATGGTGAGATTAAAGGCTGCTCTACTCCTACCTACACGGGATCAGCGATTATTGACACCAGCCAGGAATAGCAGCAACTGCTTATGGTCCGGTTCCCTTGGCTCGGTAATAAAAAGGCCCCCCGAAGGAAGCCCATTCAAATGCTGATTCTGTTTAGTTCACGATGCCCAACAGTTTTGCCCACTCTTCTATCTGGGATCGATATATGAATTGGACAGACTGCAGGGAGTAACCGCCCTCACCTTCTACAATTTGTGCAAGGCAAGGGAATTCTTTGGGTGCCTGACGCAGAATTTCTCTTTCAAGCTCGTCAGGTTCGAAAACCGAAGGAAACTCCTCATCCAAATGAAGGTAGCCTTTTACTATCCATTCTCTGTATTCAAATTCGTTATTCAGTAGCTTCATGCCAATGGTCTCATGTGATGTTTTACATAAGATAGCAGGCATTTAGCAAACTGAGGATGATGCAGATCCACACTCTCGGAGTGGCCGCGCTCATGCCTTTGAGTATTCTGTCGCTCCTCGCCGCTGATAACCGGTGCGCGTATGGCTGGCGCGCTGCTTTACCGGTGTGCCTTTTTCTTTACGTAACCCTAACAAACTCATATTGCAGTTCAGACCTGCATCTGGCTCCCTGGGACTCGGGGCAGCATCATTACTGCTGCGTCGGCTGACGCCTTTCCCTTTGCTGGTGCATCTTTCAATGCTGCTGATACATAAAAACCCGCACAAGGCGGGCTCATTTGATGCAGAGAAATAATAAATTTGTAAAATTAGTTTGTCGCTTCTTTAACGTTAATGTCTTCAATATCAGACACCCTACCGTCTACGATAGTGATTAATTTACCGGGGCACGGAATTGGGGACTTCTCGCAACGATATTCTACAGATCGGCTGAGCAAAAGTTTTTTCGTGTTACTTGAGAATTGATACTTTGACGGGTTAAAACCATACGCAGCATAAGCTAAACACTCCTTATCTCCAACTCTAACATCATGTCGTTTTGCTCTAGTGGCTTCATCTTGCGTAAGTAGTCCTAAAGGAACGAGACGGTCAACGTTTTCGTTGAAATAAAAACCGGGAGCCCATGAAGATAATGCACATTCATGAAACACTTCTCCTGAGATTTTCCCGTTCCAACCACTCTCATAAGCTGAACTAGTGCATCCACTGAGCATAAAAAATACTGGTATGAAGATTTTTTTCATTACTACATCCCAAAATATGATTAGTAAAATGCACATCGACCATACCGAGGATTTCTTTATATTAAAATTACAAAGTAGCATCAGAAAGCAAAAAACCCCGCCAAAGCGGGGTTTCTTTTGATTCTTCTTAGCGCTCATCTAAATAAACGCCCATGATTTGATTAAACTACGCCAAGTTCGGACAAAATGCAAGAGTTGAGGCTGAAATGGCGTAAAAAGAACGAATCTTAGTTTAAGAAGGCGTTATTCATATTTCTATGTTTGGGCTGCCTATCAGCGGACACCTTTGCCACCAGGGCGAGAGTCCTCTGATCTTGCACCGCATCGTGAACCATCTGATGCAGTATCGTTATCATGCTGACAGCTGCCAGCAAAAGCCTGAACGCAAGTGCCGAGAGAAAGGGTTACCAGAAGCATTGCGAATATTTTTCTCATGTAATACCTGTGTGTAGTTATGGCCACAAATGTAGCTCATCAAAAATATTCTCTTAAGTTAAACTTTACCAGTGAATAATCAGCTGAAGTGAGATATCGACAGATACAAAAAAGCCCCTTACGGGGCTTCGTCATCTGAATTGTTTTTTGTGATCCTACCTATAGCGAAAACAGATGCAAGGCCGATGAGGTCTACTGTTATCAATGTTCCAGCAAAAACAGTTTGACCTTTCCAAGCAAACATCGTTGCTATGGCAAGTATGATTAACGTTATGGAGTAAGCCATCCATTGACCACGTTTATCCTTCAGAACTGCCCCGCCTACAGCTGTTTTTGTTACAGTATGCCGGTGCTCCTGTTCTCTCTCACTCATAGCCATTATACGCTCCGCGCCATTTGGAATAATATCTCTATATTCCTTTAACATGGCAGGCGGAGGAAGCGGGCCACGGAAAGCTGTTCGGCTAACTATCGCCATTACCTTTGGGCGGTCTAGAAGACGCTCTACAAGGATAGGGTTTTCTATCAACTCTGACTCAATTTTGCTAACTAACTGAGTGGCCTCTGCTTCTGCTTCTGCTTCTGCTTCTGCTTCCTCAGCGTCTTGCAGTTGAGAGTTTCGAGTCTCGGCTTCCTGATTCGTTTCCATAACCATCGATACTCACTCTAATGTCATTACCAACTGCGATGAAGTCAGAGGCAATGTTTTCAGCGTCAGATTTACGACCAACAACTTTTAAGTAGTTGGTGGATGGCATAATGTTGAGAACACTACCGGCAACGCGCAGATATTTCTTAGTTGAACGCAGCATGATGACCCTCCTTATTGACATAACCTTCATTACCATATCGGTAAGATTACTCAAATTTGATGAATATGCAATGTGTCCAGAATTATTTAGGGTGATTTATGATGTGCTGGAGTTAGGTAAATTTGGCGCCGGGATCCCAACGCCTAAACTGTTTACTGAATCTTCGTAGCCTGCTGGATGTAAGATATGTAACGAGCAAAATTGTCATTAGTTATGCTGTAATTACAAAACTCATTTGCTGGTGATTTTTTGAAAAACTGAGTCTGCGTGACTCTCTTCCTGCTCACATTTCGTCACAAGCGTCTCATACAGTGGCCGCCAGGTACGATTCCATGTTCTTTCATGCAGGTCAGGCAGCAACGCCGTAATAGCTTTGTAGGCCGTTGTGCCGGGTGTCCGTTTGAATCCCCTGCCCGCGCACCGATCACAAGTCTTATCGACCGGAACGCCGAGAAGTTTTGATTTCTCCAGGTCACGCACGCGGCCGGTGCCATTACAGCGGCAACGATGTGAGATGGTTCCCTTCCCTTTGCACTGCTGGCAAATGACATCAACTATCTCTTCGCCTTCCGTTTTGGACTTCATTTCATTGCGGTAAAGCAGGCCTAAATTGCCCGGTAGTGCATCAAGATATTCACGGCGGTCGATTGCCTGCTGATTTCTGAAGGTTCTCTTCTCTCTAAAGAAGCCGGTGCCTGAGCAGCACGGACAATCAGAAGTGGCCGCCGCCGACCGCGCATAATCTTCAAACGCCATCTGTGCCATAATGCATAGGCATTCAGCCATGCGCCTCCCTGCGACTTTGCCGATATGCTTCGGTGCGTGCTGTTTGGCGTACTGCGTCAGCATGCCGACCGCTATCGTTCTATCCTGCTG